TTCTTCGTTCTGTCCGGACATCGGAAGAAGGAAGACTGCTAGCAGAACTTATTGATACTGCCAGAAAGACTGGGGACATTAACTTAACCGACTTTGCTAACGCTCTTATAAAACTACGCAGAGAGATACCAGAACTATTTAAAAATGGTCAAGCATCAAAAACTATTATTAATAGAATGTTGGCTAGGCTAGATGCCATTGACGAGATAGCAAAAGAAATAGGTGATGAAGCAACTTCGTTTAATGCTGCTGTTCGTAGTAAGCAAGTAGAGGTAGCAAGGGGACTAGGAACATTAGTTGATCTAATGACAGAAGTCCAAGCAAGAAAGATGTTAGGACCAAAAGTATTAGACGTAGCAGACTTAGAAAAAAGTTACGTCCGGGCTTCGGAAACTGTTAGGGGCAAGGCACCCACACCCGAAGGACCTAAGCCTAAACTAGTTCAGCGTGTCCAAGCAGCAAGAACTTTGGAACGCATCAATGACTTGGTTAAACCACCAGAACTACGACGCTCACGTTTTGGTAGGGCTATCGCTGTAACAGCAGACGTTTTATTTCCTAACCAAACATACATTAATAAGTTTATAACCTTTCCCGGCATTAAGAAACCACCTGTTTATTCTGCTTCTTTGAAGCGGCTTAGAGACCGTATGGGTAACCTTAACGAAGAGTTCACAACCAAGATGCGTAGGCGTATGTTTGATGTTTTAGATAACCTTGAAGACTATTCTAGAAAGTTAGGCATACCAGTAAAAGAAGTCAGGGCTAACAGAAACGTTATTGCTTTTGGTGACTTAATAGAAGAACAGTTCGGAACAACAACTGCTTTTGCTAAACAGTATGTAATGGCTGCGTTTGGTATTAGAGATGACATTGCGACTGCTGGTATTAAAGCAGACGGCACAGTAGATATGACACCCTATGCTATGGGTAAAGAGAAGCAACTAACTCAAACTGTATTAGAAGCCTTGTTTAACATGCAAGATGGTCCTAACATTTTAGGAGAACTTATTGAACAAACACGCGGACCTCTTCTTAATAAGTTCACACCAGAGTTCTTTGAATACCTTGATGGTATGACTAGGATACTAGCAGGTAGAACTCTTGATGAGTTGGCAGGTGACCTACCACTTCTTGCTGATAAAAACATTACTACTAGGTTTGACTTTGACCCTAAGAAGACTGGCTCTAATGTATCAGGACTTCTTATTGATAAGGCAAGAGTTAACCTATTAAAAGAGTTTTCCCAAGAGGTTACTGATACACTACCAGAACTTTTTGTTAGTAAAACTTCTCCTCTAAAAAACCAAAGCAGAGACTTTAGGATCTTTGGTTATACTGGTGGAAAGCCTACTATCCAGTCAGCAATGCGTAAGCACGGCATAGATCCTAACGATGAGTTTAAAATAAACACAATAGAAATGATACTTGACTACATCTATCGTGGTGGTGATACCGGTGGTATAAGACCTGACCAGTTTGATCAACTACTACAAGGAGCATTACAAGATCTAATAACAGTAAAGAATGGTGGTGACCCATCAGCGGCTAGGGCTGTGTTAGAAGATGTAATGGCTGCATCGCTTGAACCTATCTTTCGGAGAGATAGGAGTATGGATGCTACACCGAGGCAGATCCGTGACCGCTTTGTAGAAGATCTTAATGCTGACGAAATAAGTTTGTTACCTAATGAGGAACAGTTTGTAACTCTCTTTAATCAGTTGGTGCCTTCAGCGAACGTATCACCATTTGAAAATGCATTGGTTGCTACTCTTAAAGACATTATAGAATCAGACCTTCTACGAAATGCTACAACAAATAAGATCTTTGAAAACTATTATTTAGGAACACAAACTAAAAATGTTTCAGCAGCAGATGCTAGAATGTATCGCGACCAGATCGTTGCTAACTTGGATAAGGCGGCTGGTCAAGAGATGACGAAACGTTATGGTGGGACGGGAATAGCAGCCGGAACAAAACCAGTTTCTTTTATGGACGCACTAGAAGACCTACCGTTCTATGTGTTTGATACAGCGAAGGATCTAAAGGCTGACATTAGAAATGTATTAAGCGATAACAAGTTGTTAGCAACTTATCAAACTATTAATGCTACACAGAACCCCCAGAAGTTAACAAGAGAAATGTTAAGAACAAAACGAACACCTGTATCCGGGAGGACTGAACCACCACCTAAGCCTGCTCGGAAGCCTCAAGGTATGGAAGAGTTTGATATACCAACCCAAGTAGAAGGCTCATTTGACTTTGATAAAGTGGATACAACAGGAAAGGCTGTCCCCGACACCGGAGCCATTTTCCCTGATGGCATCTTTAATAAACAAGATCTTAATAACTTCTTGGATAAGGTAAATGATCTAGACGAGTTTTTAAAACTTGTTGATGATGACCCTGCTACATCTCGGTTGCTTCGGACAGTTGTAAATGGTATAGCATCAGGCACAGGCTCCTTGTTTGGTCGGTGGATACCTAATGTTTCTAAGAACGGTGTCCTTGCTGGACAACTCTTGCTAAACCCCAAGTATCATATGATGAATGTTTTATCTATGCCTGCTATGGTGCTCTCATCTATAGGTCCTAAGAAAGCAGGACAGGCAATGAAACCCAATGCTATGTCAGCAAATGTTTTACAGAACCTGAATGGATACCAGTATAGAAAGGCAGGGGATAGTTCTTTTGTTATTACCACACCAACTGGAAGAACTTATGATGCTGATCAAATAGCAGACATTGTAGAAAGAAACGGTATTAATATGTCGCAGGCTACGGCAGAGGTTCGTGCTGACATTTACCGTGACTTCGTAAGATGGACAGGAGAAAACTTCGGAAGGTTCGGTAGAGAACCAAAGACAGTAGAGTTCATTAGAGAAATAGGAAAAGGAATAGAAAGAACATTTATCGGAGCAACAGGTAGAACTGCATGGTCAGAACTTGCTAACGCAACAGACAACTACTTCCGTGTTAATGTTTTAATAAGTGCTTTACAAGACGGCGCGTCAGAAGCGCAGGCTGTTAAGTTGGCAAGAGAAGCAATGTATGACTACAATAACTTAACTAAGTTTGAAAGAGACGTTGTGATGAAGGGTATCTGGATCTACGCATTCCGAGCGCAGTCTTATCGTAGGGTTATGTCTAATGCTATCAACAACCCAACCAGACTGTTACAAAGTTATAAGTTAGTTAAGGGAGTTAACAATGAAGAGGATGAGGGATACCGACCGTTTATGTCGCGTTATAAAAACTCCAAGATGTTCCTCGGCATCTACGATGATCCTGATACGAGAAGTCGTTATGCTCTCTTTGGTCCAGATGTTCCTGTTATTGATGCCTTTGATGACATTGCTTCTGCTACCTATTCCTTCGGCGCTATGCTTAAAGGTGTTACAGAAGGTGATGTTGCAGGGTTAGGCAGACAGATAGATAAACAAGGTCAGTCTATACTTTCGCAGACTTCCCCTGTTGTTCGTATTCCTCTAACGCTTGCCGGTTACGAGTTGAGTTTCGGAGAGATCCGTGATGCCTCTACATACATTCCACCAGCCTACATTTATTTTCTCAAGAGGACTGGTAACTGGGAAGCCTTTAAGGTTTTTTATAATGTAAAGGCTAGAACTCCTCGGACCGGCAAGCCCACCATTGATGGACTAGAGTGGGGCATTGACCGTAAGGACAAGGCAGCAAGAAGAAACTGGCTACTCTTAAAAGAAGGAGCATTGCTGTTAGGGTTCCAGAGAAACATTCGCGAGTGGTCAACTATAGTTGAGCAGATAGACCCACAGGATAGCGTTAAGTTATCCACACAAGAAGCACCCGGAGACCTTGGCTTACTGCCTACAGACCTTGGCTCATCTACCGGTGCTCTTACAGTTGAGGAAGTTCCGAATAGGCAACAACAAGAACTGAACATACTAAATGAAATAAAGTATGGCGGGTAATAGACAATACGTTTTAGGAGTAAGACTATGAATACTACAGTTAGTTTAAAAGAGTTTATTATGGTGGGGGGAGTTGTTGCTACACTAGCAGGTTTTTATTTCTCTACAGGTTACAGGCTAAATAGTTTGGAGGCACAGGCAGCAGATGTTGAAGACAATAGCGATATACTTATTGCCGTTAGCCATCGCTTGGCTACTATTGATACTGAACTCAAAGAAATAAATAAAGACTTAGACAAGTTAGAAGATATGCTAAAGAGGAGAAAGTAATGCCTAAAGGTTTATACGCAAACATTAATAAACGAAAGAAGGCTGGAACTTCCAGAAGTAAGAAGAAGTCTACTATAGACCCAAAGACTTACGACAAGATGAAGAAGAAGAAAGGTGGCTTTAAACCCAAGAGGAAAAAGAAGTAATGCCTTATGGTAAAAAGAAAACTACTAAGTCAAAAAAGAAGGGGCTTTCTGCATTGCAAAAGGATAACCTTAAAAAGCATTCTAAACATCACAGTGCCAAGCATATGAAAGCGATGCGTGAAATGATGAAGAAGGGTAAGACCTTTAAGCAGGCACACAGCGCAGCGCAAAAGAAGGTGGGCAAGTAATGCCCTATGGAAAGAAACCAAGGAAAGGAAAGGCGAAAGCCAAGACTTATACAGACAAAAAGTCTGGTCGTAAAAGAAAGGTTTCTTATGGACAAGCAGGAAAAGCCAAAGGGGGAGGACCTCGCGTCAAACCCGGAACAAAGAAAGGCGATAGTTATTGTGCCAGATCACATGGTATCAAGAAGCGGTTGTCAAAGAAAAAACAAAATGATCCCAATACGCCCAACAACTTATCTCGTAAGAGATGGAAGTGTAAGGGCAAAAAAAGTATGAAATAAAAAGGAGATAAGATAATGCCAATGAAACGCAAAGGAAAGAAGAGCCCATTCCTAGAGGAAGAACTCTTTGGAAAAGGAAAACGTGGTGGAATGAACGGCGCAATGGACGGCTATCGTGCTGGACAAATGGGTGGTGGTGGTTTCATACCTCCTCAGCCTGTAGGAACCGGCGGCTATGTGCCTCCCGGAACACCTAGTGCTGGACCTAGAGGACCTATTGCCCCACGACCTGTAAAAGGTGGTAACCCTCTTAGTCCATTTACAGGACCAAGGAAAAGTGCTAAGAAAGCAGCAGCAGCCAAGAAAGTTGTTAAGACACCTGTCAAGACACCTCCCAAGACACCTCCCAAGACACCGCCAAAGGCACCAGTGAAAGGTAAGGGCTGATGGATAGAGCCCAACAAAGGGCTTTGTTTCAACAGGCTATAGACAACCTAGATACAGACTTTAAAACTTTGTATCAAGGTCTTGTTGTGTCTGAACAGATACCTGCTATGTTAAGTGTAAGGCAAGAGAAAGGACCAGCCATTGGCTTTACTCAAATAGAACCTTCTACAATGCGTGGTGCCCTAGTCAATGCTATTATTAATGAAGACATGGAAACGCTAGAACTGTTTGGTATTGAGATGCCAGAGGGTGCGCAGCGCCTCCAAGACAGCAAGCGTATGCGGTTTGTTGATGATGCTGTTATGAAAAAACTTAATACATTAAATACTGATGAAGATGTTATAGACTTTGAAACAAAACTATTTCCTATTATTGTTAAACAAAAAACTAATACGGATAGACCGATAGCAATGAAGCGCATCCAAGGTGGTGATGATGTCATAGCAGTTATTGATAGCCTTGACTTTGAAAGTCCTTCCAGTATTGTTGAGTTACAAAAAGTTTATAACCGTGCTGGCAAACCTCGTTCAGAAGACCAAGTAACAGAGCAGTTGAAAGGTCATCGTGAGTTTATGGGACCAATGTATTTCGGTATGGAAGGTCCTCCCATAACAGAAGGTTATGACGAACCAGAGCCTAGTATGTTTAAAAAAGCAAAGGACTACATACTAGACCTTATAGGTTTAGAGGAATAAACTTCCTTTTGACAATAAATAAACTATTTACTTTTAGAACATAGTGTGTTATATTATGTTTAAAACTTGGAGGTTTTATTGTATGTCACGAAGAAAGTATGGCAAGGTTACTTGCCGCGTCCCTAGACGCACACACACAGATAGGTTTGACACTTGTCAAACTTGGGAACAGATAGTTAAATGTCCCCTGTATGATGACTGGGTTAAGGTTGTCTATGCTAGTGAGACTTGGCTAGATACATTCCCCGCTCAGGAACCATACGACAGAGGCTCTGACGAGCGGTATGAGACACTTTGTGATAACATAGATGGTCTCCTTACCCCCTTTGAAAGAAGGTGCTTCTACGGCATAGCAGAGCAGAATAAAAGTTTAAGACTTATTGCAAAAGAAGAGAAGTGTTCTTACGAAAAAGTTAGACAACACTATGAGAAAGCAGTTGTTAAGTTAAGAGACAACATTGAGCGATAAAGACTATACCAAGAAGCAACGCCAACGCGAATGGTATATAAGAAATAAACCAAAGAAAAACTTAGAAGGCAAAGTCAAACGCTTGTTTAAAAGAATAGAAGATGACATCTCTTTAGACAAGTTGCTTGACAAACTGTTTATAGTAGTAGAAGACGAAACTGACTTGTCCATTGAAGAGTAGGACCGCAAGGCACCCTGCTTAACACGATGACAAACACCGGGACCGGCAATGAAGCGAAACGCAAAAGCAGCAATAACCGCAATAAAGAAAGGAGACTTTGAAAAGTCTCTTCAACTAATATGTGCTACGCTGATAGAGAAGTTTGAGGAAGACGGCTGGAAGACAGCCAAAGTCCAAGACCTAATAAGTATGATGGTCCTTCTCCGAGGCGCGCAAATCAAAAACGACGAAGGTGTTTCTCCCGTGGATCAATGGTTAGTATCCGTGAAGAAGGCACCCGATGACAACAACACTTGACCAAGTATTAAACAACCCTTTAGAACTTATCTCGCGTTTAAAAATAAAAGATAAGAAAGGAAAGTATAAAAAGTTTGGTGAGGTTATCACACCAGAACAGATAGACATTATCAACACTATCCATAGTCACGATAGGATCGCTATTGTTAAAGCAAGGCAGATGGGTATCACCACTGCTGTTCGTGGGTATTGTTTTTGGGAACTGTTCTCTTCCCCAGAAAGTCTTAACTCTTCTGTTGTATCTAACAAACATAACTCTGCTTGCGAACTATTAAAGATAGACCGTCGTTTCTTTAACACCTTGCCTAAACCTCTTAAGAGAAGTGTGCAAGATAGAAAAGATAGGTTGACATTTAGTTCTACTGATAGTTCTTTGATGGCATCGTCGGCACAGTCAGATAGTCAAGACCGTGGTTTTACTATGAACACTGCTCACCTTTCTGAGTATGCGTTCTATGATAACCCAGAAGAGTATCTGGCTTCTATGGTTGCTTCTATCAATGACGGTAAGATCATTATAGAAAGCACAGCAAACCATTACCAAGATGCGTTACACCGTATCTGTTTAGACGCGAACTACAATGACCGTTGGAAAGTTATCTTCTTACCATGGTGTTCTTTCCCACAGTATCGCAAGGCTCTACCCAAGGGTGGCTTTGAGATGGATGCGCTTGAAGAACAAATAGCAGAAGAGCATAACCTGTCACCAGAGCAGGTCTTCTGGAGAAGAGAAAAGATAAAAGAAATAAAAGATGAGCGTCTCTTCCGCCGTGAGTTCCCTATCACAATAGAAGAAGCCTATTCACTTTCAGACGACAACTACTTTACAGATGTTCATTTTGAACACATACAGAAAATAGAAATAAACAATGACACAGTTACAGTATTGGAAGAGTATGATCCCCGTGACAGTTACATCCTTGGTGTGGATGTGGGTGGCGGCACAGGTGGGGACTATTCCTGTGGTATAATACTTTCCCGTATTAGCCACTCTCCAGTTGCTATCATTAGCAGCAACACATTATCAGTTCACGACTTTACTGTCGCTTGTATGAACCTAGCCAAGCGATACCGCGCACAGATCTGTTTTGAAGCCAACAACCACGGTGCTGGTTATAAAGAAGTTTTAGACAGTCGCGGTTGGACTAACTACCGTCCATTCACAACAACTAAAAAAAGTAAGATACAAGTGTATGAGCACCTACGCAACTATCTTGAAGAACAAATGATCTTTAACTTAGATGATAAAACATTTACAGAGTTAAGAGGTTTAGTAAAAGATAACAAAGGTCTTGCCCCCTCTGCACCTCCCGGCTTACACGATGACAGGGCTATGGCACTCGCTATTGGCTTGTATCACCTGCGTGATGTGCCAATGCCAAAGAGTGAATGGGACAAGGCTATGTTTAATAGCAGAAGAAATAACATTAGAACGCCGAAAACGGCACACCCTTTAAAACAGAATAGGAGATATAGAAGATGAACAATGGAGAAATAGGATCTCTCGTAGACTTTCACCGAGAGTATTGGAGCCAGAGAAGGCACCGTATGGCATCATACACCCGTGCGTATAAAGGTGAGATGTTTGATGACACAACAGACCACAACCACGCACCAACAAATATGGTAACTATTAACACCGCTGATACATACGCGTATGTTGAAGGCTTTGTGGCGTCTCTTTATTCAAAGAGCCCAGCAGTAACAGTAGGAGGTGACGCAAGTGGAAGAGGAAATACAGAAGTTGTTGAGGCTTGTGTCAATCAGTTCCTTTATGACAAAGTTGAACAAGTGGAAAGAGGCTTACGTTACTCACTTATTTATCCGTATAGTTTTTATAAACTTGCTCTTAATGATCGCGACAGTGTGTTAGACGCAGTTGACATTCGTTCAGTTCATCCTTGGGATGTTATCGTTGACTTTGATGCAGACAGTTGGGATCGCTCTCGCTTTGTTGGTCATCGTTATTACTTGCCGTATAACGAAGCCAAGCGTAAGTTCCCCGGTGTTCGTCTCAACCCTATAACAAAAGAAGACTACCTTAAGATAATGGAAACCCAAGGTTATAATGGTCAGTCGTCCTCGGCTTCTGATGATGGTTCTCACCTTCTTTCTTACGTTGAGGTTTATGAGTTCTATGACCTTATGGAAGACGAACTAATCTTTTTTGTTCCCTCGGCAGAGCGTGCTAACAAAGTTCTAGACCGTATCTCTCCTATTCCTTTCCGCAAGGCTGATGGCTCCCCGTGCCCACCGTTGGCACCAGTTTATCTTTCTTATTCCCCAGACCAACCACTACGAGGTTACTCCGCAGTTGCCCGTGTGTATGACCAGTTGTGGGAAATAAATAACTTGCGGACTGTTTGGGCTAATGGTCTTCGTCGTGACGCTCGCTTGTATGTAACTCGCAAGGGTGCTATTGATGAAGAAGGTAAGTCTATCCTAGCAGAGAACAGAGATATGTCTATTGTTGAGTTAGATACTCCACCAGACGTTGATGCTAGAAATGCAATAGTCCCTCTTGCTACTGCTACCTTCTCACCTGACTATCAGATCTACAAGGCTGAGGTTAGAGGAGACTTAGACAGGGGCACAGTGCTCGCACCATTTACCCGTGGCATTGCTACCAATGCTTCCGCTACAGAGGTTGCTGCTCTTACACAGTATGCTTCTAATGAGATCGGTCGTATGGCTCGCTTCTTCCACAGGTCTGTTGAACAGGTTGCCGAGATCTATCAGTCTCTTATTTTTCATCTTATTATGACTAACGATGAAGATATGAAAGAGGTTGTTCTTATTGATGGTAAGCCAACAGTTCTTGTTAGAAAACACTTTGAGGGTAAGTTCCGCTATGCTTTTGCTGATCAGGCTAACACCCCAATGGCAGGTGCTGTTAAGCGACAAGCGATACAACAACTTCTTCCTGTGCTACCAGCACTCGGAGCAGACCCAGCAGAAATACTTTCTTACATTGTTAAAGTGTTTGACTTACCTCAAGACTTTATTCCAAAGGTTGATGCAGCAGCAATGCAAGGCATCCAGTCAGGTATGACACAACCGGGTCAGGAGGGTGAAGAGAGTGTCCCAGTTGGTGGTGGTGGTCTAGCCGCTGCTATTAGAACTGAGGGTCAGGCTATAGTATCAGAGGGAGGAGCAGAGTAATGCCCATTTACGAATACAAGAACTTTAAGACAGGACAGATAGTTGAAAAGATCTA